CTTAGGGAAGGAGGGAACAGGCATGGAAAATAAACCTTGGTTGTTAACGTATGAATGTGTTAACTGTGGGTTTAAAGCATGGAGTCTAAATGATATTGCAACTTGTAGCAAATGTGGTGCAATAGTAGTATGCACCTATCCAGTACAAAAAGATGAGGAGGAGAACAAAAAACATGAATTACTTAAATAGTGAACACCAGGTATTCTTTGAAAAACAAGTTATTAGAACTAATAGTGGTGATGATCCATATAGAAAAGCTTTCTTTTATCTATTAGGACTTACTACTGAAACACGTAAGAACATAAATGACTTATATGATTTTGAGGAAAATTGCATAGAGTTTGAAGGATTAGACAAGCCATGGCAAACAGGAACAAGTACAAAACTCACACGTTTGGCAATAAATTTATATAATGGCTATTTTGGTACAGAGTTTGGAGGGAAATACACACCATATAACCTTTTCGACTGTGAGTTAATGTGCTACATGTTTGAAGCCATTAAACTCTTATATCCACATTATGTGAAAATTGTTGATTCATTAGATTAGTTTACATAACTTTGGAAAGGAAACACCATGAAAAACTATATAGAAAAAACGCTTTGTATCTACCCGACAATAGATACAAAGCATCTTAACTTTTGTCACTATTCTAAAAAATAATCATATTTAATTATAGCATGAAACGGTGACGAAAGCAAGAAAATACAACACTCGTCAAGGGTGTTTTCGGGCTTGTAATGGGTATTATCTTTACGACTATACTATACATAATATATATGTATTACATAAAGGTGCATATATGGCTTTATATAGATTGTATAGATAGGGGAGTATAGAAGGAAGTACAACCTCTAATATATATCCCATACCCCATACATTAATCAATAGTCATTGAAGAGGGGGGACACCGTGAGAAGCTATACAAGAGAGAAAAAGATACACTGTGGGGACAAGTATATGGAAGTGGATATATACCCCTATACAGATAATCAGGATAATGTACATAAACGCGGTAAGAGGTCAAAGAAGAAAAAAGTATCAGCACCTAAGCAAAAGAATCTAAATAATAAGAATTCTAGAAGGAAATTTATACAGATTAGTAAAGCCAACTTTAGAGAAAATGACCTTCATATAACTGCAACATATAAGAATAAGTATATCCCTAATACCAAAGAAGAAGCAGACAAGATAACATCTAACTATCTCCGTAGGATAAGGTATAGGAGAGAGAGGGAAGGGTTAGAACCTCTTAAATACATAATAGTAACTGAATGTGAGACAGCAAAAGATAATAAGGAAAAAATAATAAGAATACATCACCACATCATAATGAATGGTGGATTAGATCGTGATATTGTTGAAGACCTATGGTGTATGAAAAGAAAAAAGGGGCAAAAGAAAGGTGACAGGATTGGTATAGTTAATGCTACAAGATTACAGCCAGACGAGGAGCATGGAATAGCTGGTCTAGCTAATTATCTAAGTAAAGACCCCTGTGGTAAAAGAAGATGGAGTTGTTCACAAAACTTAGACAAGCCTTGGAGCAGGACAAACGACCACAAATATAGCAAGAGACAAATAGAGAGACTTGCCAAGAATCCACCAGATATAGCCTATTGGGAAACACAGTATAAGGGATGGAAATTAGCAAAAGATGAATACGGTACAAGGACGGAATATAACGACATAACAGGATGGTCTATCTATTTAAAATTCTACAAAAGAGAATGACACAGCTAATCATATCGGGAGCAGGAGGGAAAGAGAATGGACACACAACAGCAGTTACAGAGGAAGTATAGAAGCATGAAGAATAACGCCCAAGGGCAAATCTTTGAACGGTGTATTGAGGGTGCGTGTCGTACATATGTAGAACAGGGAATAGCGAATATACATAAAATACCCGAACCATTTAGGGTTATAAAGAAGTACCAAGACGGAACATTCACAGGACTTTTTACAGCTTTAGCACAACCCGATTTTCAAGGAACATTACAGGGTGGTCGTTCAATCGTTTTTGAAGCCAAACATACCACCACAGATAAAATGAAAAGAGGGGTACTGTCAGATACACAAATGAAAGCTCTAGAATATCATCATACCTTGGGGGCAAAAGCAGGAGTTTGTATAGGTATTGGGGATAACTCTTATTTCATCCCTTGGGAAATATGGCGAGATATGAAGAAATTATACGGTAGGCAGTATTTAAAAGTTGAGGACATAGAAAAATATCGTGTTAGGTTTAATGGTTCAATAATGTTCTTAGACTATATAAATAAAGAAAGGACGAAAATAAATGAAAGTAGAATATAAAGCATACTGCAACCTTTGTGCATTTAATTGCAATCATGAGGACGGGTGCATTGCTTTAAATAAAAGACGTATACCATGTTGGGCTAAATGTATAGATATTGAAGAACTGGATAGACGATATAAGTCAATACTTCAATATTGCATTGGTGATGAAATAAGGAAAAAGATTAAAAAAGAATATAATTTATGTTTATCTCGATTGGAGGAAAGAAGATGAAAACTATATCAATTATTAATTTAAAAGGTGGAGTAGCAAAGACCATTACAGCAACTAACATGGCGCATATATTAGCAACTATCCATAATAAACGTGTTTTATTAGTGGACAATGATAAACAAGGTAATTCTTCCAAGATGTTTAATTCACATAGTTATACAAGAGCAAGTATGGCAGAAATTATGACAGAGAGGAATATTGATCTATCAAATATAATCGTACCAACAACATATGAAAATCTACACATTATATCAGCAAATATGAATCTATTAAAGGCGAATCTACAAGTGATGCTAGATACGACAAGACCACAACAAACAAGGTTAAAGTCAGCACTAACCACCATAGAAGATAATTATGACTACTGCATCATAGACAATGCACCAGACATCAATATAAGCACCATAAACGCTTTGGTAGCATCAGAGGATGTCATAATACCTATCAAGATAGATAACTTTGCATTTGATGGACTATCAGAACTAATAGAGCAGATAGACAACATACGTGAGGACTTAAATAAAAAGCTAACATTAACAGGTTGTGTTGTCACATGTTATCAAAAAAATGATGTCAATAAGCAAGGTGAAGAATGGCTTAAAACAGAAACTAATTACCCAATATTTGATACCCACATAAGACGTACAGAGAAGGTAGACGAGAGTACATTCGCTACAACTCCAATTATTATACACTCACGTAGATGTGGTGCATCTAGAGACTATATAAAATTTGTAGAAGAGTATCTTAAGAAGTAACAAAGAAATGTGACCGATTCGGACACAATAAAGGAGGTATCTAGCATGGGTGGATTCGACTTGAAATCACTACTAAGTAATACATCACTTAATGTAGTAAAAGATGAAAAACGTACAATGAAGATTGTACAACTAAATGTTTACGATCTCATACCATCAACAGATAATTTCTATTCGGTGGAAGATATAACAACCCTCAAAGTCTCAATAGAAATGTTTGGTATTCAACAAAATTTAACCGTAAAGCCATTAGATAACGGTAAATATAGAGTTATAGCAGGACATAGGAGACGACTTGCATCACTTTCTCTAGTAAAAGAGGGTAAGCAGGAATTTAAGATGATACCTTGTGTCATAGAAACAGACCTAGATGACATAAAAGAACAGCTACTTCTTATTATAACCAACGCTACCACAAGGAAGCTTACCGATTGGGAAAAGATGCAACAAGCCCAACGCATGAGGGAATTATTAGAAGCATATCGGAAGCAGGAAAATATATCAGGACGAACACGTGAGATAATAGCCCAGGTATTAGAGACATCACCCTCACAGGTGGCAAGAATGGATAGCATTGCTAGGAATCTTTCAGACGATTTTCAAGATGAATTTAAGAAGAATGAAATAAACATATCAACAGCTTATGAGCTATCAACACTAGGAGATGATGTACAACAAGAAGTATATGGAGACTATCAAGAAACAGGTAGTTTATCCATACAAGATGTAAAGAATAAAAAGGCAGAAATTAAGGAACAAGCAAAAGACTGCCATATTGATAAGCAGGAAAAACAAGAACCTAAAAGAGTAGAAGTGAAAAAGCAACCACATAGGGAGATAGAGCATATACAAACTACAAGTATCCCAACACAGATGTATCCAACCATACATGAAATTATAGAAGATATGAATAAACAGGAGTTAGCAGGGTTTATCTGTAGTAGGTGTGATGGTTCGGGATTTTGTGACTATATCACAGAGTGTTGCAGTAGTAGCATAGCTAATCGTCCTAAGATATGTGAAAAGTGGTTAAATATGCAAGCACAAAAGAATAAGTAAAGGACTAAAGAAAATTTGGAGGATAAAAATACATGAAGATGTTACCAGAAAATAAATTATTACTAGATCAATACCGTTTTATCTGTAGAAGCAAAGGACTAACTAATAAATCAATTCATTCTACATGTAACTTTGACTTAAAACTGTATCTTGAATGGCTAGGCGAAAAGAAAGCATTAGAGGCAAGCCATATGGACATTCAAAATTTCTTAATGCATTGTGCCTTAGATAGAGCTAATGGGGACAGGGCATTAAATCGCAAGCATACAAATCTAAACATGTTCTATAGACGGTTAATTATCCAACTAGATTTAAACATCAAGAATCCAGTAGATAAGGTTGATAAACCAAAGGTAAGGAAAAAGCTTAAGCCACATCTTAAAGAATATGAATACAGACTTATGGTAAAGTTTTTAGAAGCAGAAAGAAACCTAAGAGGGTTAGCACTTATCTCACTGTTATATAGCTCTGGTTGTAGATTATCAGAAATACATCAACTCAACCGAAAGACATTAAATCATCAGGACAGAAGGTTTGTAGTAGTGGGTAAAGGAGAGAAAGAAAGAGAATGCCTTTTCTCTGCCGATGCGTCCATGAGGGTGAAGGTGTATCTTGCTACTAGAACAGACGATAACGAAGCACTATTCGCAACCATGGATGGTAAGAGAAGGTTGTCAGAGAAAGGGATTCAGGATTACGTTAAGCGTCTAGGTAAGAGAGCAGGAGTTGAACAGAACGTTCATCCACACTTATTTAGGCATGGAAGAGCAATGCAGCTACTTAGGAAAGAAGTACCACTGGAAGTTATACAGATGGTGTTAGGACATGAGAATATTGCAACAACCCAGATCTACGCTCAAATGAATTTTGATTCTGTACAGGATAAGGTAGACTCTATCGACAATGTAATTTACTTAGATAAGGTTAGAGACAAGAGGGAGCAGGAAACATTAGAGGAAGTAGCATAGTCGCAAAAACTAAGTTTAGTGTAGCGTAATAAGGGGAGACAATATGCAAAGGCAGAAACAACCTTAAGCGCTGATATTGGAGAGAGAAAGATAATGTTATATGCGTATACGGTAATAGTGATCTGTTATAACAATTACATTAAGCAAATTAAAAGGAGCCTTTTAAAGACTCCCATTATAATTTTTGTTGTGTCAACCTTTCTTTATTATTTTTATTTTTTAGAAATCCTTAACGTTTATAGCAGAGATATATGTAATCGCCTCCAGCATTTTTATTTAAGTCTGAAGGAATTAGAGTATATCCAGATGGAACTTTACGTTTTGCGTCAGTAAAAGAACTTCCACCTACTATTTTAACGTCAGTAATGGGCGAAGTTTTAGAGTTTGAGTAAGGATCATCTAAACCTTCTTCTCTAGTATAACAGAGATATATATAATCTCCGCCACTACCTTTATTTAAATCCACGTTTATTTTGACATGACCATTTGGAGCTGTTCCATTGGTATTCATGATATAAAATCCTGTTATAGGCTTCTTGAATGGTAGCCTATATTTCCAAAGATATAAATAAGCACCTCCACACCCTCTATTAAGGTCATAAGGATCTTTTTGCCAGCCAAATCCGCCGTTAGGTGGTGTTGTTCCTTGTCCATCCAAAACTGTTACATCGGTTACATAGCGGAACATATCATCTGAACTTGCATTTACACGTATAGTTGAAGTTATAGTGAAAAGCAGAAAAAACATCATAAAAATCTTAGAGAATCTTTTAATTATATTAGACATATTAATACCATTTGACACAACTGTTTGATTATAACACAAAAAAAAGAATAAATAAATAATTTAATAAATTAAATAAAATATAAGAAAGAACAAACAATATCTTGCTAATGTAATGTTTGACATAAAATATAAAGACTTATTAGCAAGCAATTGAATTGTAATGTGTAGTATCCCACACATTATTGAAGTGGAGGATAGAACAAAAGATTGATTTAGTTGAGATTGAAAGTAGGTGAGACATGAGAGCAATACTTAGGTATCCAGGTAGCAAATGGAACTTAGCTGACTGGATCATAGACAAGATTCCAAAGCATCATACATACTTAGAACCATTCTTCGGAAGTGGAGCAATATTTTTTAAGAAGGCTAGTAGCAACATAGAATTGATTAATGACTTAGATGGTACTGTATGCGCTTTGTTTAGGATAGTTAGGGATAGTCCCGAGGAACTGGCCAGACTTATAGCTCTTACTCCATTCTCTCGTGAAGAATATGACAGAACATATGAGGGTGGAGAGTGTTCAGAAGTAGAGAAAGTTAGAAGGTTTCTAGTTCAATGTTGGCAAGGACACGGTTTCAGAACTAACGGATATAAGGTTGGATGGAAGAATGATATACAAGGCCGTGAACAGATGTATGCTGCATATAACTGGTACCGCCTTCCATCATGGATAATGCAAATAGCGGATAGACTTAAAAACTGTCAGATAGATAACCGACCTGCAGTTGAGCTTATGAAGCGATTTAATCATAAAAATGTATTTATCTATTTAGACCCACCTTATGTATTAGGAACTAGGACTGGAAAGCAATATAAACATGAAATGACAGATAATGACCATATAGAATTACTAGAAACAGTACTGGATCACAACGGGATGACCATGATATCAGGATATGATAGTGATTTATATAATGAATACCTCAAAGGGTGGCATAAAGAAAAGGTACCAGCTACAGCAGAGTACGGATTAAAAAGAACTGAATGCATTTGGTACAACTACGAATTATCGAATCAGATATCATTATTCGAGTTGACCAAGGCAAATAATTAAATTAGCGAAGAAAGGAAGGTGTAAGCATGAAGTACAAATGTACAGAAGGATTTTCTGTTGAGATATGTGACGATGATGGGTTTTCTACAGATGATTACATGGAGATTGAACAGGGCAGTATATGGGACTTCATAGAAGATAGTTGGAGGTTAGTAGGCGGTGAGGTCAGACTTGAAAGCAATGCTGGATGGATTGAAGTATCACAAGAAACATTTCAGAAGAATTTTATAGAATGTTTATCTATCGAAGAACTAAATAATTCTATGGGTATCCAAGGAATAGAAGTAACCATGAAATACATAGATAAGAGCAAAGATTGTGTTTAGTATTGAGCAAGAAGGTGAGTCATGAGAAGTAAAAAGATATCAAAAACCATACTAGCAAGAAACATATTAGTTACGAGACAAAGATTGCCGTTAGAAGTTAAGGTTCGGATTACAAAGCTTAGAATCATAAAGTGGTATGAACATTGGAATGGTGCTGTGTATGTAGCTGTAAGTGGTAAAGATAGCTTAGTTCTCTTAGATATAGTACGTTCCATATACCCAAATGTGGTTGCGGTATATTCTGATACAGGGCTTGAATATCCAGAAGTAAAAGAAGTGATAAAGCAGTTAGATAATGTAATTATAGTTAGACCAAAGAAAAGTTTCAGAGAAGTTATAAATCATTATGGTTATCCTGTAGTTTCAAAAAAAGTATCAAGGGCAATAAGAGACTTGAAAAATCCTACAGATAGAAATATAAATATTCGTAACTTATACATGACTGGAATAACTTCTACTGGTAATCTTTGTCCGTCTAGAAAATTAGCAAAGAAATGGTATCCATTAATACAAGCACCCTTTAAGTGCAGTGAGGTATGTTGCGACAAACTGAAAAAAGAGCCTCTTAAAACATTTGAAAAAGCAACAGGATTGAAGCCTTTTATCGGGGTAATGGCTGATGAAGGAGGAGAAAGAGAAAAACAGTATCTTGCTGATGGCTGTAATGCGTTTGATCATAAAAGCCCACAAAGTAGACCTATGGGATTCTGGACACAACAAGACGTATTACAGTACATTGTAAATCATAATTTAAAAATACCAACGGTGTATGGAGATATCGTTGAGATTGACGATATACTACAGACCACAGGTGAGAGGCGTACAGGCTGCATGTTTTGCATGTTTGGTGTACATATGGAAAAAGAACCTAATAGATTTCAAAGGATGGAGAAAAGTCATCCTAAGCAATACAACTATTGCATAAATAACCTTGGGATAGGTAAAGTATTAGACTTTATAGATGTTCCATATACGGAGCATGAAGAAAGAGTAAAAGTTGGAGATCAATGGGCAATTCAGTATAAGTTAGATGTGGGGTAAAGCTTGGTTTAGTGCGTAAGAGCATTTGCTAAAAAAATGTTGTATATGTAGAAACGAAGATTATAAATAGTGAACTTAGAATTAAGAAAATTGCCTCTCCTTTTTTATCCTTATAATATGATGAATAACCCTGTGATATAAGTAAAATACCAAGTAAAAATGGCTTTATTAATTGAGTATGCTTATAATTGATAATATTACTTAAATTTAAAATCGATAGTGTAATAACGACTAATGCAATTAATTTTGTTATAACATTTATTTTTTTCATACTTGTCACCTCATAAAAGATTATATCACAGAATTAAAGGGGAGTAAGCAAAAGGTTAAATAACTGTATGAGCTTAAGAATTAAAGTTCGGTTTAGCCCATAGGAGGTGGTCAAGCTGATAGAGATAATTCCACAAGAAGAACGTTGCAAAATATGTGGCAAAAGGAGAGCCACAAGGCTATGTGATTTTATCACTGGCGAATGGCAATGGGGAGGACACAATCCTAACGCAATACCTATTGGAGATAAAATGTATGTGGAAGTTGGAGAAGAATCAAGAATGCATGGTACAACAACATGTGATGCAAAAATATGTGAAAAATGTTCAACATGTGTAGGGCATATGGATTTTTGTCCAGATCATGTAAGAGAAATAAAATTAGTTATAAGAAAATGAGGAGGAAGAAGAATGAGAGAGATTAAGTTTAGGGCATGGGATGGATTTTTAGAGAAGATGCTGGACACAAAGGAATTTGAACAATCAGGTATGAACTTATTTGCAGTATTTGAGATTAAAGGTAAAATTATACCAATGCAGTACACAGGTACAGTTGATAAAAATGGTAAAGAAATATATGAGGGTGACATAATAAGACTTGTAAATGAATCATTGACCGAAATTAAAGTGGTATGTGAATTTGGCAAGGTGGTAAGGGTTATTGAGGGCAATGGCTTAGAGATAGTTGGGTTTTATTATAAAAGGCTGGATGATGGAAGAAAAACATTCCCTCTTATTTGCAATTATTTAGGTGCACACGATCATGAAATTTTTGAGGTGATCGGAAACATATACGAGAATCCAGAGCTGGTAGCAGGAGGTACAAAGCAATGAATAGAAATGAACTAATAGAAAAACAGATTCAACAGCTAGAAGAATATAGGGAAGAAGAAAATCCATTAGAAAAATATAGCACAACACAGCTTAAGAAAGAGCTTCGTAGAAGGAAAAAGATATACTAAAGAACTATTTAGGTTAGATTGGAGGGAGACAGGTGAGAAAGTTCTACGCAATAGATTTTGATGGGACCATAGTTGAAAACAAATGGCCTGAGATTGGAAAGCCTAAAAGAAAAGTAATTAGGAAAATGAAAAGACTATATAAGCAAGGACATTGTATCATTATTTGGACATGTAGGAATGGTGAGAGGTTAGAGCAAGCTATTAAATATCTAAAAGACAGCAGCATTCCATTTCACTATGTCAATGAGAATCCAGAAAACCCATATGGGGATGAAAACAGAAAGATATTTGCACATGAGTATTGGGACGATAAAGCTATAAGGATAAAATAGGCAAAATAAGGGGGAAAGGGGATAAGACATGGAGAACGAATTAAGTCAAGTAAAGAAGATTAGGGAAGTATTGTCTAATTATAACTATTATAAAAAGATGATAGGAGCTTATAAAGTGTTGTTGGAACAAGAAGCGTCCATCAAAGGTGTTTCATATGAGCAAGAAAGAACGCAATCAACTAACAAGTTTCATTCAGATGTAGAATCGAATGTATTAAAAAAAGATGAGCTTCTAACGAGGATGCATAACCTACAACGTACCATTAATAAAGTTGATTCAGCATTAAGTCTACTGGATAGTGACGAGAGAATTATTCTTCAAAAATATTATATTGAGGATTTATCATGGGTAGCAATAAGCCATCAAATGCATGTTAGTGAAAGGCAATGCATACGAGTAAGAGATGATGCAATAGATAAGATGCAATCTTTGTTCTTTTCTCAGGTGGAAGATAAGGGAACTGGAAACATTCAATTAGGACTTACTATAGGATTAGAAATATCGCAGTTTTAGCATGTCAGTTTTATGTCATTGTCATGTCGGTAAATAGGCAGTTCAGAAGCTAATACATATGTTATTATAATAGTGTACAAATCCTCCTAAATTATGTTGTTAGGATACATGAGTACCTCCCCTTTCAAAACCTTGGTAATAAACTGCCAAGGTTTTTATTATATTAAAAAAGAGTTGATGAATGCATGAATACAATGCAACCTATAAGGTCATTTGAAATGATACAAAATATACAAGACTTCTTGAAGTGTGGTAGAAATGGAGAAAGAAACTCTGTTCTATTTACTACTGGCATATATGCACCATTACGTATAAGTGACATTCTTCCTTGGAAAGTAAGAGATGTTAGAAATAAAGATTATTTTATATTGAGGGAGAAGAAAACCAATAAAGAACAGTTATTCCCAATAAATGATGACCTTAAGAAAGTACTGAATGTATATATAGAAGGTATGAAAGATTATGAATATCTTTTTAGATCTACCCAAAGGAATAAGAAAGGTATACATGCAGCAATCACAAGACAGCAAGCATGGAACATATTAAAGAAAGCTGCTATCGAATTTGGTATAGATTGTATGGGATGCCATACCATGCGTAAGACATTTGGTTATCATTATTATCAACAAACAGGAGATATAGCAACATTACAAGAGATATTTAATCATTCTCATCCAAGTATCACGATGTACTATATAGGCATCACACAGGACATGAAGAATAAAGCCATCAAAGGGTTTAAATATAAACCACTTAATTAGAAATAAACGGAAGTAAATCGCCTTATGTCTTTATGTTTTACACAATAAGTAAATGTCAAACCTAAGAGAAGATATTAAAGGTATATATTAGAAGAAAAAAACAAAGGAATGTTTGACAGTTTATTAAGATATGTCAAATAATCCGAGCAAAAAACATAGACTGCCTTACAACCACCCATTTCATCAATGATTGGTGGATTATTTTATAATTGTCATCATCAAATGTGTATCGAAAACAAATCAAAAGGTACTTTCAGCATAATGATTCTTTGCGGGTACGCTCGACCCCAAAGTTTTTTTAGTTACAAAAAATTTTTAAAAGGCATTTCCTTTTCCGAAAGCAGGTGATTGAGATATGAGTACCAAAAATGTTGGTCCAGAAGCCATTGAAACATTAACTGTTTCATCTGAGGTTTTGGGGAAACTTCTTAATGTTGGTTCAAGACGAGTAAGACAATATGCAGAAGAAGGCGTTATTGAGAAAGCAGCTCGTGGTAAGTATGCGCTTTATCCCAGCATTCAGAAATATATAGCATTCTTAAAAACAAAGCAAGAAGCTGATGATACCGATAGTACTAAAGATATTGATGCAGAACATGAACGAGCACTTCATGAGAGAGTGAAAAGGCAAATTGCAGAAATTAATCTTGCTAAGATACAAGGAAATGTTCACGAGTCAGACGATGTTCGATATGTGATGGAAAATATGCTATCAAATTTTAGAACAAGATTAATGGGTATACCATCTAAGCTGGCGCCTTTACTAATGGCTAGAGATAGCATATCAGTTATTCAGTCATTTATTGAGAAGGAAGTTGAAGAAGTACTGGAGGAGTTAGCAGAGTATGATCCATCAATGTTCTTAAGTGATGATTATATTGAAATTGATGATGAAACAGAGATTGGTGATTACAATGAAGGAACAACCGAAACTGATAAATAAAAAAACACTACGTCTTTTTAAAGATATAGCTAAAATATTAGCACCTCCACCAAAACTAACTGTTAGTGAATGGGCTGATCGTTATAGAAAACTATCACCTGAAAGTTCAGCAGAACCAGGACAGTGGAGGACAGATCGAGCGCCATATCAAAGAGAAATAATGGATGCAGTCAATAGTCCAGATGTTGAAACAGTAGTGGCCATGTGTTCATCTCAGGTTGGAAAAACAGAGATTGAGCTGAATATACTTGGATACTATATGGACTATAACCCATCACCCATCATGATATTATTGCCTACTGTGGAGTTGGCGAAATCGTTCTCTAAGAAACGAATTGCACCAATGATTCGAGATACACCAGCACTTAGTTGTAAAGTGAGTGATAGTAAGTCAAGAGATGGCGATAACACAATACTCGAAAAAGGTTTTACAGGGGGTTATGTTGTTCTTGTTGGAGCCAACTCACCGTCAAACTTATCAAGTAGACCTATAAAAATATTATTAGCTGATGAAATAGATCGATTCCCAGCATCAGCTGGTGATGAGGGTGATCCTTTATCATTGGCTGAGAAAAGGACGAAAACATTCTGGAATAAGAAAAAGATATTTGTTTCAACCCCAACAGAAAAAGCAATATCAAGAATAGAAGATGAATATGAGACCAGTTCAAAGGAAAAATGGTGCTTGCCTTGTCCCATGTGTGGCAAGTATCAGCCTTTGAAGTGGTCTCAAATTAGATTTGAAGATGTAACCATGGAGTGCAAATACTGTAAAGAGAGGTTTTCGGAGTTTGATTGGAAGGAGCAGGAGGGAAAATGGATAGCTAAAAATCCTTATATAACCCATAAAAGAGGGTTTCATCTTAACGCATTAGCATCACCTTGGGAAAGATGGTCCATTATAATCGATGAATTTCGTATAGCGAAGAAGAACAAAGAGAAGCTAAAAACCTTTGTTAACACCTATTTAGGTGAATCGTGGGAAGATCAAGAAGGCGAAATGGCTAAAAAGGATATCTTATTGAAGCGAAGAGAGCGCTATGAGTGTGAAGTACCAGAAAAAGTTCTTGTTTTAACAGCTGGCGTTGATGTTCAGGATAATCGATTGGAAATTGAGGTTGTTGGATGGGGAAAGGGTAATGTCTCTTTTGGTATCAACTATAGAGCATTCTATGGTGATCCAACAACAGCTAAACCTTGGAATGACTTAGATTTATTTCTTCAAAAAGAGTTTAAGTATAAAGATGGAGTAGGTATAAAGATAGCTTGTTGTTGTATAGACTCTGGTTATTTAGCTACAGAGACATATAAGTTCTGTAAAATCCGAGAGCATAGACGAATATTTGCTATCAAAGGCAAAGGTGGTTATGGTATACCATTCATTAGCAGACCAACAAGAAATAACAGGATTAAATGTGCACTGTTTACATTAGGCGTTGATGATGGAAAGTCAAAAATAATTAGTAGGTTAAAGATTGAGTTCGAAGACCAAGAAGGTTATTGTCATTTCCCTATTGAGCAAGACAAAGGTTATGATGAATACTATTTTGAAGGTATTACATCTGAAAAACGCATTGTGAAGTATTCTAAAGGTAAGAAAAAAATGGAATGGGTAAAAAAGAAATCTGGTGCAAGAAATGAAGCACTAGACCTTAGAAACTATGCTACTGCTGCCCTTGAAATACTTAATCCTGTCTATGAAGTTTTGGAGCAGCAAAGAGCAGGGCCAGATATAAATGCTACGACCAATAGAAAACCACGTAAAAGGGTACGTGGGGTCGTAAATAGAGGAATATAAGAAGGGAATAAGGGACTATGAGTGAACGACTAGACAAAGTAAAAGCACGATTAGAAGCATATTATGAGGCAGAGTTGGCTATTTTAAGTGGTCAAGAGTATAGCATTGGCTCAAAAAGCTTAAAGAGAGCAGACCTTGGTCATATTAGAGCGGCTATAAAAGAACTTGAAAAGGCAAAGGATGAATTGGTAGCACTAGAAACGAAAGGGGGAAGGCGTAAATCATATAGGGTTACCCCTAGAGACTTATAAAGGAGGTGAACAAGCATGAATATAATTGATAAGACAATAGCTGTTTTTAGTCCCAGAACAGCTTTAAACCGAGATGTAGCTAGAAAAAAGATTGAAATCTTAAACTATGGCTATTCAGAAGGTGGCGCAAGTCATATTAAAAAGTCTATGAAGGGATGGATAGGTAGGAGCAGGACACCAAAAGAAGATATCAACGACAATTTGGATACTTTACGACAACGTTCAAGGTTACTCTATATGACTGCACCTATAGCTACATCAGCAATAAAGACCAATCGTACCAATGTAGTTGGTTCAGGCCTTAAACTTAAAAGCAGAATCGACTATAAATATTTAGGCATAAGCGAAGAACAAGCATCCAAGTGGGAGAAGCATGTAGAGAATGAATTTAGTTTATGGACCGATTCAAAATTCTGTGATGCAACAAGGGTTAATAATTTTTATGAGATGCAACAGCTAGCATTAATCAGTTGGCTCATGAATGGGGATGGTATCGGATTAGTTAAAAGACAACGTGCTACATCATGGTTCCCATATACCTTATGTATTCATCTAATAGAAGCGGACCGAATATCTACACCGACAGCACATAGAGGTAACTATGACAGTATTGATTCTACAACACAAAAAAAATATATAGCGGTGTAGAAGTCGATAAGAATGGTACCATCGTAGCTTATCATATAGCTAACAATTACCTAGATAAATTTATTCCTACAAGGTGGGTAAGAGTAAAAGCATTTGGTACAAAGACTGGTAATCCTAATATCCTTCATCTTATGGAAGCAGAAAGGTGTGAGCAATATAGAGGCGTACCATATCTTGCACCAGTCATTGAAGCGCTAAAGCAAATAACAAGGTATACAGAGGCAGAGCTAACAGCAGCAGTAGTTACTGCTTTTTTTACTGCGTTCATTAAGACAACTACACCGTCGAGTGAAAATGCTTTTGGTGAACAGATACTAGAAGAAGATCGAGTTGATGACGTTGATCCAAATTCATATGAGATGGGACCGGGTGCAATAAATATCCTTGGAACTAATGAAGACGTTGTTATAGCTGATCCTAAAAGACCAGCTAGTGGCTTTGATGGTTTTGTAACTGCTATTATAAAGCAAGTTGGGGCAGCTCTTGAAGTACCATATGAACTTCTTACAAAATCATTTCTTGCTTCTTATTCTGCAAGTAGAGCAGCTTTACTTGAAGCATGGAAAGCATTTAAGATGCGAAGGACATGGTTTTCAAATGATTTTTGTCAGCCTATCTATGATATGTGGTTAGCTGAGGCTATTGCTATTGGTAGAGTGAAAGCACCAGGTTTCTTTAATGACCCACTGATTAGAAAGGCATGGACTAGATGTGAATGGGTTGGGCCAGCACCAGGGCAAATTGATCCGGTTAAAGAAGTAACAGCTGCATCACTACGAGTAGAGAATGGATTTTCTACAAGGGAGAAAGAGACAACAGAGTTAACCGGTGGTAACTGGGATGATAACATTACTCAAATCACAAGAGAAAAGCAAATGCTAGAAGAATATAGGAAAGTTGGTGGTAATAGTGAGTAGGTTTTGGAATTTTATTAATAAAAGTGAGAAGCAAGCGGAGTTATTGTTATATGGCAATATTTCAGAAACCACTTGGTGGGGTGATGAGGTAACACCTAAACAATTCTTACAGGAATTAAACGACCTTGGTGTAAAAGATGAAATTGTTGTAAGAATAAACTCATCAGGTGGAGATGTCTTTGCAGCTTATGCTATAGCGACAAACCTAAAAGATAATCCTGCAAAAATTATAGGGAAAATTGATGGTGTAGCGGCTAGTGCTGCAACAGTTATTGCATCTATGTGTGATTATGTTATGGCACCAGGTTATGTTGCGTACATGATTCATAATCCAACCACTATAGCGTGGGGTGAAGAGAAAGATTTTGTACAGATGGCAGGCACACTAAAGAGTATAAAGGACGGTATCATGAATGCTTATGTACTCAAGACTGGAAAATCAAAAGAAGAACTTACTAAGATGATGGATGAAACCACATGGCTAACTGGTAAAGAAGCTGTTGAACAAGGATTTGTTGATGAACTTATGTTTGAAAGTAATACTAATCAAGGTGTTAATAATAAAAACATGGTTATCATAAACGCAGTAGAGCATGATTTTAGTCAGTTTAAAAATGTACCTGATAATGTACTGCAGGCAATGGGAGTCAAGCCTTTAATTACCGTAGAACCAAAAAATCAACAGGTTATACCTGATGATATAAACAATCAATCAAAAGGAGGTAAAGAGATGCCAATTAATAATATTGATGACCTTAAGAAGAACTATCCTGACTTAGTTAACGAACTGATTAAGAATACAAAAAACGAAGCTATACAGGATGAAAGAAATCGTCTGAAGGATATCGACGAGATAGCCGACAACTTGGATGCTGATCTAGTAGTCAATGCTAAGTATGGAGAAAACATCATGAATGCACAACAACTTGCATTTGAAGCTATTAAGAATGACCAATCCAAAGGTAAAAAGTATTTAGGTAATGTTGGGAATGATATGGATGAATCTGGTGTAGAAAAGGTAACATCAAGTGCTATTGACAATAATGCCAAGGTAGAAAAGTCCAAACAAACAGTTAATGCAATGGTAAGCGGTGCTAATGAAAGGAGGAAGTAAGTATGAGTGAGCAATTATATCAAGAAATAGGTTCCATAACACCTGATAATTTAATTGTAGGTGATCAAGCTAATTTAATATTTAAAGGTGTAACTGTATTAACAGGGCAAGGTGTTTTAGCTAGAGGTAGTGTTATAGGCATTATTACAGTTGGTGGCAAAGGTAAACTATGTGACAAGGCATCAGCAGACGGTTCAGAAGTAGCAAAATACATCTTAGCAGATGATATTGATACAACATCAGAAGATATAGTAGCACAATGTTATCAATCAGGACAATTTAATCGTACTGCACTGACTTTTGGAGGCGTAAGTACAGCAGCTGACCATGATGATGAATTAAGAAAATACGGTATTTTCTTAAAAGATACCATTTCATATTAAGGAGGAATAGAGTATGCCTATTAATTTATATAGTACAAGAGAAATGATGACAGCCATTGAACAAATGATGCCTGTTAGGACATTTTTAAGAGACACATTCTTTTCAAGAGTAGAGACAAAGATTGCAGAACAAATAGACGTAGACTATAAAAAAGGTAAAAGGAAGATGGCACCATTTGTCGCACCGCGTGTTGGTGGGGTCGTAATGGATAGACAAGGGTATTCAACAAGTTCATACAAAGTACCTAAGATTGCACCTGAACGTATTACAACTGGGGAAGATGCTAATAAGCGACAAATGGGTGAAAACATATACAGTAGAAAGACACCAGCAGAAAGAGCAGCCGCATTAGTAGGTAAGGACCTATCTGAAATGGATGAATTTATCACACGAAGGGAAGAATGGATGTGTAGAGAGGTTCTTCTAAATGGTAAATTATTAATGAAAGGTATCATTGATGATAAAACTGGTGAATACATAGAACAAGAAGTTAATTTTGGATTTACCAATAAAGTTGCTTTGTTGGGTAGTGAATTATGGAGTGATGCAGCTTCGGACCCACGTGAAGACTTAAAACAATGGCGTCTAGATATTATAAAAGCAACTGGAAAAGCACCTAATGTTGTTATTGTAGCATCCGATGTATCAAGTGCATTTGTGAATCATCCAATTATCCAAAAGATCAATGATATTAGACGATATAACTTTGGTGGTATTGAGCCAAAGATTATTAATGATGCGGTAACATTAGTTGCATATTTACCTGATCTTAACCTAGAAATCTATAGCTATGATGAATGGTTTATCGATGATGATGGTGTAGAAAAAGCTATGATGCCTAATGGTAATTTAGTTATGGCAAGAGTAGGTATGGGCAAACGTCTATATGGTGCTGTTACTCAGTTAGAAGATTCAGGTTTTGTGACCATTGAAGGAGAAAGAATACCCAAGCATTATGTAGACAAAGATAATGAGGTTATTAAAACTAGATTAAGTGCGAGACCGCTACCTGTACCAGAAGATGTTGACGGTTGGATTGTTGCTACAGTGTTATAGATAATAATTAGGAGGGAATATCCATGGTTAGAGTTACTAATTACAAAGTAAGAGTAGATGGTAAATATTATATCAAAGGTGAATCTATTGATTGCTTACTTAAAGATGATGAAGAGAGGTTAATTAAGCTGGGGTATGTAGAAAGCGCTGGTGAAATACCTGAAGGAGATAGCTTTTTAGCTGATTTAACAGTCGATGAAGGTAAGCAATGGGTAGATACCATAGAAGATGCTGAAACATTGATAAAAGCCCTTGATGAAGAAGAACAAGGCAAAAATCGTAAAACATTACTTGAAATTATTAATAATAGACTGGGTGAATTAGAAGAAAACGACAATTAGGGGGTAGATCATGGCAACATTTAAAGATTACCTTGCTAACGACTTAGATGTTTTCTTTAATACAGATGAAATGGCTTCAATGTATAATGTTAATGGTGAAGATATTGAAGTCATCGTTGATAATGAAGGGCTGATAGAAAGCAAAATCAAGTATGAGGGTGTTTTCGAAGCAGACCTTCTTTTTTATATCAAAAAATCGGATATAGAAGAACCTATCATAGAAGAACATATTGAGTTTGATCAATCAACGTATCTTATTAAGGCTGTGGATGATGAAGTAGGTATGTATAAAATTTTAGCAAAAGAAGTGATGGGATGATAGCACTTAGCAAAAAAGAAATTAATAAGTTAAACAAGATTCTTGGAAGCAATCAAAAAAAGTTACCAATGATCTTAGCACGGGCTTATAATCGTTCATCTGCAAAGTTTAGAACTGAAATTAATAAGAAAACACGAGAAGAATACACCATCAAATCTAAAGCTATTAATTCAACCATTACAATTAAGAAAGCAACAAAAACAAACTTAGGGACAGTTATAAAAAGTAAAGGTGGAATGGAGCCATTAACCAACTATAAAGTTAGTCCATCAAAAGCAAATCCTTCCAGTCCACCTAAGTTTTTTAAAGCAGCTGTTAAGAAAGATGGTTTGAAAATTGTTCCACGGGCATTTATGGCTAATTACAAAGGTGAAGAAGTAGCTTTTCAAAGAGCAGGAACAGATAGAACACCAATTGACAGATTATCGGGTCCAGCTGTTCCTATGATATTAAATAATCAAGATAATATTGATCATGCTTATGATGAAGCAAAAAACATGCTTTATAAGCGACTAGATCATGAAATTAAAAGAGTATTGGAGGGTAAATAATGACAGAATTTACGTTGCAGGATAAATTAGTTGAAGAATTTAAGATTTTATTAAGTGAGTTTAAGTTGAAAAATGCTGATAATGAAGAAGTCAATCTTAACATTTACCCTCAACATCTTCCAGCAAAAAGTGCAATAAGAGATAAAGAGCATATTCCTTATACCCTTGTTAAATTTATAGATGGTGAAGAAAATAATGAGGAAGATCCAAGAGAAGTTAAATTTCTGTTCATTATTGCAATAATTGATAAGGATAAAAATTATCAAGGATATAAGGATGTCATGAACATTAAAGAAAAGATATATCAGTTCTTAAAAACAACTAAATATATTAGTGGTTGTGAGTTAGCTCATCCTATCAAATGGCAGATGCCAGAAGATAATCATTATCCTTATTACTTTATGGGTATTGAAACAAATTGGAAGATACCTAACGTTACACCACCAGATAACATGTATACATGAAAGGAGTTGAATTAAATGCCATACTCGCACGGTATTTATGTACAAGAAAATCCAACATCGGTAGTGGCACCAATAGAGTCAGATAGTGCTATTCAATTTATTGTTGGTACAGCACCAATTAATTTATTGGCAGACCCTACAGAAGCGGTTAATAAACCCTTATTAATCAATTCTTTTGCAGAAGCGCAAGAGAAAGTTGGGTATTCGGATAATTTTAGTAAGTTTTCGTTATGTCAATCCATTGATGCATCTTTTAGGGTGTTTAATGTAGCACCACTCATTGTTGTGAATGTATTGGACCCTGCTACACATAAACAAGCTGTTGTTGCTAGTGTTAAAGACATTGTCAGTAAACAAATTATTATTGAAGAAGAAGGCATTCTTCTTAATAGTAATTTTGTTGTAAAAAATGAAGCTGGTGCCAAGACTTATGTCAAAGATACAGATTATACACTTGTTTTTACTAAGGAAGGCTATGTCCAATTAGACGTCATTGCCAGTCAAACCATTGATACTGATGGTGAAACAAAATTAACATTTGATTACGAACAACTTGACCCAACAGCTGTTACAGAAAGTGACATTATAGGTGGATATGATCAAGCTACAGGGAAATACACAGGGCTTGAAAACATAAATCAAGTCTATCCAAGGTTTGGATTAGTAGTTGGTCAAATTGTTATACCAGGATGGAGCCATAAACCTTCTGTGGGTATTGCTATGACATCAAAAACAGAAAGTGCTAATAGTCCGTTTAAGTGTGTAGCAGTTAAAGACATTGATGCTATAACAGTTAAGACATACTCAGATGTACCTGCATGGAAAAATGATAACAGTTATATCGATAAAAACGATATCGTCCTATGGCCAATGACTAAAATTGGTGAGAAAAAATATTATATGAGTGCCATCTATGCAGCTTTAGTAGCTTATACGGATTATCAAAATGATGGTGTTCCCTATGTGAGTCCATCTAATAAAGCCTTACGTATAACAGGTACGATTCTTGATGATGGAACAGAAGTTTTCTTAGATCAAGTACAAGGAAACTTTTTAAATGGTAATGGCATTGTTACAGCTATTAATTTGAATGGATGGCGGTCATGGGGTAATAATACAGGATGTTATCCAGCAATTACAGATGTCAAAGAACGATTTATTTCTGTTAGAAGGATGTTTAACTGGTGGGGTAATTCCTTTATACTAAGTTATTTTCAAAAAGTCGATGATCCTATGAATAAAAGACTAATTGAAACCTTAGTAGACTCTGAAAATATTAGAGCAAATGGATTTAAGGCACGTTTTCAAATAGCTGATGCAAGACTCGAATTTAATATATCCGATAACCCCGAAACGGACTTATTAAATGGTATCACAAGGGTTAAGCAATACCTTACTCCATTTCCACCTGCAGAAGCTATTATTAACACATTAGAATTTGATGCTACAGCTTTAACAGCTGCATTACAGTAAGGAGGGGGAATAGTTGAGTATACCTGAAAAAGTAGTTAATTTTAACGTTTACAATGAAAACGAAAAGATGGTTGGTGTATCAGGTGAAATAACCATGCCAAGCTTTGAGACAATGACCGAAACAATTAGTGGTGCAGGGATAGCAGGAGAATATGAAAGTCCTACACCAGGTCATTTTTCCAGTATGTCAATAGATATACCTTTTAGGACCGTTACAGATAAAGCATTTAAATTATTTGAACCTAGAGGTCAAACCATATACTTAAGAGCTTCACAACAAAGTTATGATGTTGCCTCTGGACAGATAAATCATAGAGGCTTGAAAATTACTCTTAAAACAATGCCTAAGAACTTAGCACTTGGTACTTTGGGTATTGGGAAGACGACAGAAACCACGAATACATTAGAAATCTTATATATTAAGATTGAAGAGAACATAAAAGGCAACATGAAAAGTTTGCTTGAGATTGATAAGATTAATTTTATCTATAAGATTAATGATATTGATTACATGGCAGATATACGGTCACAGATATAAGGAGGTGTGTAAGCTATGAGTGAAAAGACTAAAAGTCAACAAACGGATAATGAAGCAGAAGACTATAAGATTGTATTTACTAAGCCCTATTTGTTTGAAGGAAAAGAGTATGATCAGATTGATCTATCAGGTATGGAAGAATTCACTACATATCAACTTATTGAAGCTGAGAAAGAATTCATGCAAGATAATAACTTCATTAATATCCTAAGTGAAACAACAACAGCATTAGGATGTATCATTGCATCAAGAATTACAGAATTACCCATCGACTTTTATCATAAATTGCCTGCTAATGAAGGGAATAAGATTAAGCAAAAAGTCATGGGTTTTTTCTATCAGTAGGCATCCGTATTGATGATGGCAAGAATCTCAGGAAGATTGCCATCTATACATCGTTTGCCTTGAAAACAAGTCTTATCGAATTACTTAATTTACCAATTATAGATCTGTTAGAGATATGTGAGGATCTAAGGGGGCTACAAAATAGTGAATAAAAAAGTTTATAATATAGCTTTTCAACTTGGTGGCAAGGTGATGAATAGTTATTCTAAAGCTATGGGAAAAGCCCCAAAGGATGTTGCTAAACTGAATAAAAGACTGCATCGAACACAAAGCCATGCAAAAAAAGCAGCTAATGGTATCAAGAAAATTGGAAAAGCTGTTAAGATTGCTGGTGGTGTTGCTCTTGCAGTACTCTCTCTTAAGGCACTTAAAAATGTCACAGATAAATTAGCGGATGCAGCAAGAGAGCAGCTGTTGAATGAAAAGAAGTTAGAGACAGTCTTAAAACAAAGGACGAACGCAACGGATGACCAAGTACAGTCCGTACTCAAGTTAACTGCAGCTCAACAGAAGCTAGGTGTTATCGGTGATGAGGTTCAGATTGCAGGAGCTCAACAGTTAAGTACATTCCTTAATCAAACCGATTCTGTTGAAGCATTAATTCCAGCCATGAACAACTTATTGGCACAGCAAAAAGGTCTTAGTGCAACATCAGGTGATGCAGTTAACATTGGTAACATGTTGGGTAAAGTTATGAATGGTCAAATAGGGGCTTTATCTCGTGTGGGTATTAGTTTTACGAAAGCCCAAGAAAAAGTCTTGAAGTATGGTAACGAACAAGAAAAGGCTGCTATACTTGCTCAGGTAATCCAAGATAACGTTGGAGATATGAATAAAGCACTTGCTGAAACAGATAGTGGTAAGATTCAACAAGCTAAAAATGTTTTGGGTGATTATAAAGAGCAACTAGGTAAAAAAATCATACCTTTACAAGCCAAGTTTGCAGGTTTTTTTATAAAGGCTATGCCTTTAGTTGAAAAAGCAACGAAATTTATTAGTAAAAAAGTCAGTAAGGCGATTGGGGTTATATCATCCTACCTATCACCTATTATCAATGAAAGTATAGGGATATTTAATATACTAAAAGGTGTTCTAAAGGAAGTCTTTGAAAGTAGAATGAATGTCATTAAAAAGGTGATACCCAAGGTCATAAAATTATTTAATGATCTTAAACCTTATATCGCAATGATCGTTACTAATTTCAAATATCTTGCATCAGTAGCATTAAAAGCTTTTGGGAAAATGGCAAAGGCCATTGATAAGGGTATAGAGAAAGTAATGCCAGTATTAATAGAGGTTGTTAAGTATGTATCAACTAAATTGGCACCTATTATATCAAAGGTAATGAACTTTATAGCCACAACAATTATCCCAAAGTTTACAGCTGCTTTCCAAAAGTGGATACCACAGGTAGTAGAGATTGTAAAAGGTATGTGGGAAGGTATAAAGCCTGTTATTGATTTTCTAGTTGGGGCATTTGAAAAAGCATGGCCAGCTATTGAGTGGTTTGTGGTAACTGCAATTAATAACATTCAAAACATGATAAGTGGCTTACTTGGTGTTATTAAAGGTATTGTTGACTTTGTTTCAGGTGTCTTTACAGGAGACTGGGAAAAGGCATGGGAAGGTGTAAAAGGAGTCTTTAAAGCTGTATTTGATTCATTGGGTAATATCTTTAAAGGTCCTATTAATGTTGTTATTGGATTAATTAACGGTATGATAGATCATATTAATTCAATATCGTTGGATATCCCTGATTGGATACCAGACTGGTTAGGTGGAGGTAAGTCCATTGGTTTTAACATTGGTAATATTCCTTATCTAGCTAAAGGCACACAAAACTTTGCTGGTGGACTTGCAATGGTAGGTGAACAAGGAAGAGAGCTTATTAACTTACCTAGAGGGTCACAAGTAACACCTAATAGGAGAACTGAAAGTATATTAAATAATATTGATAACTCTAATAGTGTGACACAGGGAATGCCTAATATTACTTTTGCACCTAAGATTGTCATTGAAGGTAATGCTACAGAAAAAGATATTATGAGAGCTACAAAACTTTCATTTGATGAGTTTAAAAAGCTTATGAATAAGTATATAAGAGAGAATAACAGGCTTTCTTTTGGAGGTTAGTATTATGGATTACATAACAAAAGCTGGCGATACGTTTGATAGTATCGCCTTTTCGCTATTTAAGGATATAAAATATACCAAAGAATTAATGGAAGCTAATGAAGCACATATAGGCACTATTATATTTGATGGGGGTATAGCCCTTACTGTACCCGAAGTGGTTAAAGATGTAGATAATACAGCATTACCACCATGGAGGCGATAATATGCTTACAAGACGTGCTTATATTAATCTTCTATATAACAATACATCCATCACTAGAGATATTCATGATAGCTTGTTAGGATTTGCTTATGAAGATTATGCAAGTGGTTATTCTGATAATGTATCTGTTTCTTTACACAATATATCTAAGAAATGGCTTAATGAATGGGCACCAGAACAAGGAGCTAACATTATAGCCAATATTAATACGCTTAATTGGCATCAAGATAATGATAATAAGCAGTTATCATGTGGCAGTTTTTACATAGATCAAATCGATTATGCTGGTAGACCTTTAACATGTAATATAGGCGCATTAGCTTTAGAGCTTAATACATCTTTTAGAGAATTGAAAAGAAATAAAGCGTGGCAGAAAATAACCATTAGGGAGTTGGCAACTGTAATTTCAAACCAAAATAATCTTGAATTGGTATTTGACTCATCAAATAATATAAAGCTTCAATCAGTTAAGCAAAGCGATATGTCAGATTTAGAATTCTTGACCCAAACTTGTATGAAGTATGGCTATGCTATAAAGCTTTATAATAGAAAAATTGTTATCTATAGAGAAGAAGAATATGAGCTTAAAAACAATTATAAGATTATCCGTGAAGAAGATGTGATTGATTGGAGTGGTAGTAAAAGCTTATCCAATACGGCATATGATGGATGCAGTATTGACTATACGAATCAATTATCAGGCAAAAAGCTATCTTACAGCTTTAATCCTCAGCAGGGAAGTAAAATACTTAAAATAAGCGATGTTGTTTATTCTCTAGTTGAAGCAGAATATATGACCAAAGCGGCTTTAAGAAACGTAAATAAATCCCAAACAATTATGAGTATTAATATGATGGGCGATACAACAATCGTTTCAACATCATTAATAAAGATGGTGGGGTTTGGAACATTAGATGGTAAGTATTTTGTGGATAAGGTTACTCATAACTTACCAGATTATAAAATAGCCATAGAAGCTCATAGAGTATTGGAGGGATATTGATGTCTATATTAAAAATAGGAAAAGTTACTTCCATTGATTATGAAAAAGGCAGTGTTGTTGTCGTCCTAGAGGACCAAGACAACTTAGTATCTGACCCACTACCCTTATTATCCTTTAGTTACGAAATGCCGAAGGTGAATGATTTAGTAGCATGCATCTTCTTAGGTCAGGACGGAATCTGTCTAGGCAAGTATTTTAATGAAACAAATTTACCAGTATCTACAGGAGAATCCATATGGTATAAAAACCTATTTGACCAAGGTGGAATAAGTTACAATTCAGATACTAAAACGTTAACTATCAAGACCGATAAGATACTAGTCGAAGGTGACTTAACGGTGATTGGTAAGGTAGATATACAAGGTAATTTAGATGTGACTGGTACCATTACAGGCACTATTGTATAGTAGGTGATTATATGATTGGAACGTTTGGAAATATCGTATTTGAAACATCTGACAAAAGAATCCTTAATTTTTCAGGTTTGACTAGAGAGTCAAGTGGTCGATTTAGCATACATGAGGTCATATCACAAAAACCTTATACTGAGTATATTGGTCCTAACCTTGATGTCATTACGTTTACGGTGAATATTAATGGTCTATACGGTATGAATCCACGAGAGGAAATGGATAAATGGATTACATTAGCTAGCACTGGACAAGCCTATACACTTGTTATAGGTGACAAGGCGTTAGGTAGTGATAAGTGGGTGTTAAAATCAGTAAGCGAAGCATGGAATACCATCTTAAATGACGGTAAATTACTTAGTGGGAAAATAGATGTAACCATAGAAGAGTATATATCAAGCATTGCGTTGTCACCTGCCAAGGTAGCAACAGAGATAACCCTTAAGACATCGAGTAAGAACACATCACAGTATGGTTATGTAACAGCAACACGTCTTAATGTAAGGAATGGACCTGACATAAAATACAAGATTTTAGGACAGTTATCAAAAGGTGAAAAAGTCACGATTATTGAAGATGGTAGCTGGTACAAGATAAATTATAATGGTGCATTTGCTTATGTATATAGCAAATATATCCGGTTAGGGTGATCAGGATGATTGATATTAATAATGTGGCTTTTCAAATAGCAAATGATGTTACTGGCAATGAAGAAATAATAAGAAACTTAAAGGTGCTCTTATCTACACCAGCTGGTACCGTTATATTTGATAGGGAGTTTGGTATTGATTTGGCAATTTTAGATAAGCCATTAAACATTGCTAAAGCATTGTTAAGAGTTGAGTACATAGAAAAAATTAAGAAATATAACAATGATGTGAGTGTAGAAAAAATAACATTTGAGAGCGATCCTATTGAGGGAGTCTTAAAACCAAAGGTGGTGATTAACATTGGCAATTAGTCTTAATAGCTTGCCTGATGTGGATTTTGTCGACAAAGATATTGAATCTTTATTAACGGATATGATTAGGGATTATGAGTTAGCGTATTTTGAACAGACAGGACAGGAAAAGGTATTGCAGCAAGGCGACCCCATAAGAATATGGATTTACTCACAGGCATTGAGAATTTATACAGCGTATCAGTTAATCGATCGCTCTGCCAAGATGAATTTACTTAAATATTCAGAAGGGAACTATCTTGACCATATAGGTTCAAGAATTGGAGTCACAAGGTTAGAGTCATCATTCGCTACAGCAACGGTTCAATTCACATTATCTTCTATTCAACAAGATAGTATTCTTATTCCTAAAGGTACCAGAATAAGTACTGGTAATAATATTTACTTTGCAACCATGGCTGTAGCCGAGATTACAAGTGGTAGCAGCACGATTGATGTACAAGTAGAGTGTTTAGAGTCAGGTATCGTTGGTAATGGGTTTACACCTGGTCAAATCAATACTTTGGTTGAACCAATAGCATATATCGAAAAAGCTGAGAACATTGACGAAAGCAAAGGTGGTACAGATATTGAAGATGACGAGAGATTAAGGGAACGAATTTACTTAGCACCTGAAAGTTTTTCAGTAGCAGGACCAACAGGAGCCTATGAATTTTTTGCTAAGGAATATTCAAGTTCCATAGAAGATGTAAAAGTAACTTCGCCTAGTCCAGGTGAGGTTGATATCAGAATAATACTCAAAGATGGAGAAATACCTAGCGATACCATTATTAATGGCGTAAATGATTACCTTAGTGATAAAACAAGGAGACCTTTAACGGATAATGTAACGGTTCAAGCGCCTACACAGATACAGTATAACTTAAATGCAACTTATTACTTAAGAGATGCTGATGAGAATTTTGCTAGTTCCATTCAGTTAGAAGTAACTAAAGCAATCAGTGACTATATTGTGTGGCAAAAAAGTAAAATTGGCAGGGACATTAATCCATCTGAGTTAACACTAAGAATGATTCAAGCAGGAGCAAAGAGAGTTGTTATTACGGAACCTATATTTACGCAATTACAAGATACGGATATAGCCGTTGATAATACAATCAACATCGTATATGGAGGTTTAGAAAATGAGTAAAGATATTTATAATGTTGCACTCATAGAACTATTACCTCCAAATTTACGTTCAAATGTTGACATCATAGCAGCAAGTCAAGCTATAGATAATGAATTTAAGAGTTTGGCATTACATATAAAAAATTGTTATATATATGGGGATATAGACAATGTTAATGAAACAATCCTTGATTTATTAGCATGGGAATTTCATACAGACTTTTATGATACTTCATTACCAGAAGAAACAAAAAGAGAAATTATAAAAAATTCATTACTTTGGCATCGAACAAAGGGTACACCATCAACAATTGAAGAACTAATAACCACAATATTTGGTGATGGAAAAGTCCAGGAATGGTTTGAATATGGTGGACAACCATATCATTTTAAAGTTATTACGAATAACAGTTCTGCCACAACAGACCAAGTAAAAGAATTTACAAGAGCTGTCGAGTCTGTTAAGAATTTAAGAAGCAAGTTAGAAGTGGTTGAAGTAACAGCAACAGATGAAATGAATATATATTTTGGTAATGCAGTCCATGTATATGAAATTACGGAAATAAGGTAGGTGATTGGTATGAGTGCATTTGGTGGATTAATACTGACTAATAAAGGTCGTAATCTACAAACAAAGGCGCAAACTGGTGTGCAACTCAATTTTACTAAAGTAAAGGTCGGTGATGGTGATCTAAGTGGTCAGAGCATACTGGATCTTAACGACTTAATTAGTGTAAAAAAAGAGTTGAGTCTATTAGGTGTTGAAGTATTAACAGAGGGAAAAGCCAAAATAAAAAGTTATTTTTCTAATTCAGATATTGTAACAGGGTTTTATTGGAGAGAACTAGGTATTTATGCAAATGATCCTGACGAGGGAGAGATTCTATATTGTTATGGAAATGCTGGTGTAAATGCTGAATATATACCTGCAGGTGGTGGTCCTGATGTAACTGAAAAATATTTAAGTATCATTACGATAGTTGGAAATGCTGAGAATGTAACAGCTACTCTAAACTCGGGTATATACTTAGCTAAGGTTGATTTAGAATCCACAGATAACAACAAAGGTGCGTCTTTGGTTGGTATCGAAGATACTGGAGGTTATTATACATCGGCAAATGTGGAAGAAGCCTTGCAGGAAATAGGAACAGAAATAGCAGGTATAAAAGAGGATTACAAGATATCAAAAGCCTTACCTTTTAACTCTACTGAATCTAACGCTTCTGTCATATCCTACCCGGATAACTTAGATCCAGACGACCCGACTAATGGGTTATTTAGACCAGGTGTAAAAGGAGTTGAACCAAGAGAACAAATTGCTTTAAATGGTGACTTTTCTGATGGAACTAACAATTTATTAACTGCACAAGCTGGAATGGTGGTATCTGATGGTACAGTTACCTATACTGGAAATGGTACAGGTTTATATCCCCAAGTAAGATGCTTAACTAATTTTTCTTATATGCAAAATAAGAAGATGTTCGTAAAAGTCATAGCAAAAGTGACCAATGGAGAAGCAGACTTGCTATATACACAAGTAAGTGGTGTAGAGGGAAGTCAAGACGTTAAACTAATAACTAATCCTACAGCTAATCAAGAATATATTATAAGTGGTATCATAACATTATCAAATAGTTATACAGGGAATGTAAGCTTAAATGTAATAACTAAATATGTAGATGCTGCAACATCTAATGGCAAGTCTACAATTGTAAAAGAAGTAGTTGCTTATGACGTAACGGATGACACAAGAACAGATGATGAAATCATTGCAGATTATGAAGTGATGCCATATCATAAAGGATTAACTACATGCGCACTAAGTTACGATTTAGTGAGCGAAGGGAAAAATAAGTTTGATGAATCATTAGCTAATACATTAAATGTATATCATGCTAACAATTCCATAAGTTTTAATGGAAATAAGATAGTTTATAAAGCAACTACAGAACCAACAACTACAACATTTACAAAGTTAAAACTTAAGCCAAATACTGAGTATAGTATTGCACCATTTAATAGAACAGGTAATTTTTCTAATTTATTAATTGGAATAAAAATATCAGATTCATCAACATATACTAGTACTGGTAAAACATTTACAACACCGAATGATGGAATAGTTGGTTTGTTTTTCATTACTCAAACTAATAACACGCAAGTTGATTGTGAGTTTAATATAATGTTAACGGAAGGTTCAACCTTGCCAACAACATATGAACCATATACCTGTGATAAAACAGAGTTTAGCGTACCTTGGGAATATGGATTATATAAATTGCAAAACGGAAAAGAAAATAAAATCAATCATGATACTGGCGATTTAGACATTGAAGTCAAAAGAAAAACACTGGATGGTGAGGATGTAACGGGGATGGTTACAACATATACCAATATTGACTATGCAAGAATCCCTAGGTTGAAGTTAGAGGGAATCATACAAGCTGAATTAGATAGCGGTATTATTGAAGATTATCCCTCTAAAGAGCCTAATGATTATGACAATAATAAGTGGATTGGATATTGTGATTTCAACGCTGACAATACTAATGTTTGGATTGGGTTCGCAAAAGGCACTACATTAGAACAAGCACAAACAGCACTTGCTGGGAAATATATTTATTACCAACTAACTCAATCATTCTCCATCGAAGATGGACAACAGGGCTACAAAGCCCCATCCTACATCCAAGCTTACCAAAGTGGAGATTTAGTCGTTAGACCAAAGATCGATTTTTACAAGACTCTTAATAATGAAACAACTATTACGCTGGAAAATACCATGGTCGAATTAGAGGGAGTATATGCCCAACTTGATGACGATATGGAATTGGAGCTTTTGCCGGTTACTTTGAACGCTGATGGAAAGTCTATTGAACTAAGTAGTGCTTATGACGGATTGGTACATATAAAAGGAATCATTGACTCAAAAGAATGCTTATTGCCTATAGTAACTGGAAATCTAGCGATCAATATAGCGGCGCAAGTAGGAGACAATATGTTAGGTGTTATTAAATTAAACAACGACGTTTCAACTCTTAAAGATAATGCGGAATTTACGAGTAGACAAATTGCAGAAATGAAAGTAACTATAACGAAAGACCTAATAATTAGTTCTGGTAGTTGGACGGAAGACGTTGCTAATTCTCGTTGGTACTGTCAAGTGACCGATTCAGATGTAACTGCAGATATGGTGGTAAATGTTAATATTCATTTAAGTGATCTTGATAAAACAGATATGCTATTACCTGTTACTGAATCGTCTGACGGATACTATAGACTATATGCCGATACTCAACCTTCTCAAAATTTTACGGTTGATGTAGTTAAGCAGAATTAGGAGGTGTTACAATGGCATATGGAAGAGTAAATATAACAGGTCTGAGTAAAACCAAAGAGCGTGAATATCTGCGTGAAATTGCCAATTTATCGGCAGTAGCAGATATTTATGATAATAGAACCGTTGGGGCGACAGGTGTATGGTATGACTTGCTAGATGGGACTAACGATTATAGCAAAGGTCAACTTGATACAACTATCACGAAAGCAAATATTGTGCTTAACGTGGGTGAAACAATATTGACCGACAAAGTTGAAAGCACAACAGGCTTTAAGATTGGTCAAGAAATTACTATTCAGGATGATGTAAACAAAGAAACTGTGAATATTACTAAAGCTAACACTACAGAACTAGAAATAACAGCATTAACTAAAGCTTATAAGAAAAATGCATCAATCTTTAGGAGCAATGTAATATTAGATACAACCTCAAAAACAATGAAGATTGGTAATTTTATTGATAAAAGGGTGTATGATAAGACCAATCCCGTTAGTGTAGTGAATAGTGTTTGCTTTACTAGTGCTAATGCAAGACCTGTCTTATTGGAAAATGGATGGATAGTTGTATTTGTCAGGGGAGCTACAACTCCTTATGGTTTATTTTATGTATCAAAAGATAGTGGAGATACATGGCAAAATCTATGCAACACTAGTTATCCAGATAGTACTGCATCAATTGCATTAGCGTCAAAAGGGAATTATGTATTTGCATTATATACTAATAGTGGAGGATATGTTCAATTTAATTCATTTGATGCAACAACTCAAGCCAATGTAGATATAACTTCGAATGGAACAGAGCTTGATTCACCATACAACACATCAAGTCAAATGGATAATGTATCAATAGCTGTATCTCAAGATGGAGCAAAGATATGTGCAACGTGGTCAAGTAAAAGGGAGAATTATCCGCTTTCTTTTAACATAAGGGTTTGTCAAGGTGTAATCAATTCAAATGGTAGTATAGCATGGGGAAGCATAGAGCAAATCACAACTGACAATACAGATTTAAGAGACATAAAAAGACCATGTGTTACATATATGCTGGAATCTAAACCAATAATGGTATATGATGAAAAACTGGAAAACGGAAACTACAATATTTATTGTCGCTATTGGAATGGTGCTGCTTGGGGTGGAAGTTATGTAATAGCAAGAGGACCATATATTCAATACTCTACCCAAATAATAACACAGCGTTACGGGTCATATGTTGGGCGAGTATGGTGTGCGTGGTATGGGTATGACTCAACTGATCCTAACAGGTTTAACGTAGGCATAAAATACAGCGATGATAATGGTGTAACATGGACTAATGGCGGTGTAGCAAATGAAAAGCTTACAAGTGGGAATATATATCACAAATTATTACCTAGTATCGCAGAGGATAAGTATGGTAATATATATGTCGGATTCCGTGCTAGAGATATATCAGACTATGATCAAATCAAAATGATAAAACGTACTGGAGATACTTGGCAAGCAATTGAAGATATAACAAGTTATACTAGCGCGAATTCAAACTATCCCTCATTATGTAACAACTACTATGATTTTGATAAACCTCTTATGGTTTGGGCAGATAATGAGAATTCACGTGTAGCTTTTTATGGAGTATGGACAGCAGAGCAAAACATTCCTTTACTTAATAGTGATGTCAGGTATAATATAACTCCTGAATCACCTAGTAATGAAATTGTGGCTTGGATAGATCATGAAGATGATACAGGATTTTCTATTGACGCTGAATTATCTGTAGTTACTGGTAGTGCTAATGAAGTTTATTCGCCTATGACTAGGACAATTAATGATACAGGAGATGTCCACGAGGATGAATTTGTTGGCGTGAAAAGCACTAAAGGCGATAATGTAACTGTTAAATTTACACTGACACGTACTGATACTGGTATAGATAAATCTATTACAAAAGTATTAGGGGCGATTGGAGAGTGATTGGGTGAAAATAAGGCGCAAAGACAAAGATGGCAAGCCCATCTATATAGAAGTAAAGGATATTACACCTTAAATGAGGGTGTTTTTAATTGTATTTAATTAGTTAGGAGGGTACCAATGGGTGAACCAGTAACGCAAAAAGAATTTTATGAAGCCATGGCAGCAATGACCAAAACAATAAGTGACCTAACAAATGAACTGACTAAAACAAAGACCCTCATAAGAGACTACAATGGATTAAGAGAAAAGATAAATGATCATGATGATAGGATACAATCAGTAGAAGATAACAAAAACAATAAAAAAGAATACAGAGAGTATATGGGATGGATAATAGGGCTTATAAGCACCTTGTTAGCCATCCTTTCTCAATTCAACTAATAGAAAGGGTGATTATATGCAAGTTATTGAAACCAATTTTGATATTAATGTACCAGACACCAATGATCCAAAGTACATAATAATTCACCATGCACTTGCCCAAGTTTGTAGCGTCTACGATGTACATAGTTGGCACTTGGGTTTTGATTGGGCTGGTATAGGCTACCATTATTTTATATCTAAAGAAGGAATTATCTATAGGGGCAGAAAGGAAAGTCAGAAAGGCGCACATACCAAAGAACAGAGCATGAACACAGAATCTATCGGCATTTGCTTAGAGGGTTGCTATCAAGAATATAAGGGTATGGTAGATAAAGAAGTGCCAGAGAAACAATTAAACGCTCTCATATGGCTTACAAAGGATATTCAGAAGCGTCATGATATACCAGTAGATCGAGTTAAGAGACATCACGACTATGCATCTTATAAATTATGTCCAGGTGATTACTTTCCGTGGGATGGATTTGTAGATCAGTTACAGGAAAAAGAAATATTTCCAGATATTAAGAATCATTGGTGTAGAGAAGCAGTACTTAAGATAGCAGATAAAGAAATTATGAAGGGATATCCTGATGGTGAATTTAAAGCCAATGTCTTAATGACAAGAGGTGAGGTTGCTGTTGTGGTAGATAGGCTATTGGAAGTAATGACAAAAGAAGTGTTTAGTAAGGACATGGAGATTCAGGAACTTAGCGGCCGAATTACTAAGATGAAGGCAGGAGCTAAAGAGATAGGAGAGATGTAAATGAAAGAAAAGTTACAAGCTTTATTAGAGGTTAGAAAGATTATTGCATTACTGGTTGTATTATTATTTGTTGCACTAAGCGCATTAGGCAAGATAGATGCAGATAAGTCATATTCCATTATTATTATGGTTGTGGCTTTTTATTTTGGTAAATCTACCGCATTAGATAAGCCGCAGTAAAGATGTATGCCTACTTCCTTTTTTGGAGGTAGGCTTTTTTGAGTTGAAAGTGTAAAACTATCATTAAGTTAGTGCTAATCATACTTGTAACCAAACATAGCAGAACGAATGTTTGGTAATGTTAAAAAATTATAATATTTATCAAATTAAGTTTACTTATATGTACTAATGTAATATAATTTGTATTATTAACATATTATATTATGGAGGAAAATTAAAATGAGTAACTTAATGAGAAATTTTGAAGAATTAACAATTGATAAAGCAATAGTACATATATTAGATAAAAAGAAGCCAAGAATTGTGCTATCTGATGGTTTATTAGTTCTGAATGAGAGTATATACGAAGATTTATTAAAAACGCATATTAAAAAATCAATTAATGATGATACTGCAATAGCAAAATTTAATGCTGAAGAGGAAACTTGTATTGTTCAAGAACAATGTCAAATGATATTAGAAACAGATGACGAAGATGCCTTTATTTTAGCATCCAAAATTATTGCTAATAGATTATACTCAGTTATGACAAGAACAACCACATCTGCAAGTTTTATAGTTTGTAAATATGTTGCAGATAATAAAAGATATGTTGCCTTATTGAAAATGGACTTTAATGATGTTATACAAGCTGTGGAAACTACTGAAGGTGGAAAAACATACATTAAATTAGAAGCTAAGGATATTGCTGCATTACCAACCACAAGGCAGAAGCTTCAAAAGTGTATGTTTTATAAAAGTTATGAAAAAGATGATGAATATGATATAATATTATTAGATAGACAGGTAGATGCAAGTGAAAAAGAGGTTGCAGATTACTTTGCGCAAAAATTCCTCCAAAGCAATTTATGTGGTACGGCTAAGATGAATACTATAAAATTTAAAACTATTACTGATAAGTTTTTAACAGAACATTATCATACTAATAAAGAAATGATTAATAGAAAAGACTTACTTATAAGTACTATAAAAAACTCAGAAGAAATAAAAATTGATAATTTCGCAGATTCGATATTTGCTCATGATGATGTCATTAAATTGATGTATAAGAAAAAAATTTCTGATGAAATGGGTCATCTAGTTTTTGACATTGACAGAGATTACGCTCAGAAAAATTACACTAAAAAAAAGATAGAGACTATTGATGGTATAACAATTAATATGGATTTTGATTTATCAACTGATCCTAATAAATTAGATATAATTGAAAAAGAAGACGGCCGATGTGATATAATTATTAGCGGAGTCAAGATGAAAAAAGCATATATCAAATAGATATTGAGGTGAAGATATGAATAATTTTTTCAATAAATTGAATACTTTTTTTAAGGAGATAGGAATAGAAGAAATTAAATTTAAAGAGACAAAAGAAAAAATTATTTATGAATATAACACTAATGATTTCAGTCATGATAAATTGTATAGTTATAACCTAGAAAGTTTGTATGAAGAATTAGGAGACGCTTTAAGTATACTAGTTCATGAAGATGAATCAAGATGGTGCTACTGTAAAGAATCTATTGAATATCTGCAAGATTTTTTAAAAGATAGAATGTATGTTTGTGGAAAATACAATGTTGAAATTTATATTAATAAAAATAGACTTATTGACAAGTTCATCAATCATGACCATGTAGTATTTTTTATGGAAGTTAATAATTTCTATAACTGGATAAAGAAAAAAGATATTTTGGAGTTAGAAAAGGATGTCTTTGTATTTTCAATAAATACTATTATCATTTATAATGACGACATTCATTTTGACAATGGTTATATACGTATATTAAACTATAGCTTCTATAAAGAAGATATAAATTTTGATAAATCTAAAATCCTTAAAAACATAAAATTTAGAAATGAACATTGTAATTGGCAAGATTCAACTAGATGGCTTACACCTGATTTCATATACTTTGATTGTGATGATAAAAAATATATTGATTTACAAAATTATTTTTATGAATGTACAATAAAATTGTTAATACCTTTCATAGCAAGTGCTACATACAATGATGGTAATAATATTGCTATAGTCATTAACGGGCATAAAAAAATAAAATTCTTCCTAAATAGGGATATAAAATTTACTAGCGATAGTGTCAAATATCTATTTGATACATATAAATGGATTTACGATGACAATTATAATTCAGATAAAATGTACATCTTAAGAAATCTAATTACGGTATATTTATGCGATGAATGTTCAAAGGATTATCTCTCTATGATTATAGATCATGCAAGAGATATATATGATACAACAATTAAAAACTTTGACATCTATCTAAAGGAAAATGTTGAGAAATACTTTGTTGAAAGAAATAATTTGAAAAAGTTAATTCATGATACCTCAAATCAAATTTCAGATGAAATATCATCAATTACAAATAATATAACTAAAAGTTTTTTATCAGCAATAGGTATTGTACTCATATCCTTTATAACATATATAAATAAAGGAAGTAAAAATATATTTTTAGGGGCGATTGTATTATATATTGTTTTTATAGTAGCCAATTTAATATTTTCAATAATATATTATCCTCATAAGATAAAAATAATAAAAACATATTATTCGCAGCAAGATGAAGCTTTAAAAAATATATTGTTAAAAAAAGACATTCCATCTAACAAGATATATATAACATCTGAAAAATTCTTTTGGTGGGTTTATAGAGTGATAATAGGTTTATATGTATTACTTATCGGAAGTGCTATATATTTTATAACGCACCTAGATAAAGTAGTAGCAACAATATCACAACTAGCAAAATAAGCCATAAGGAAGGACCTCTATCAAGAAGGTTCTTTCTTAGTTTTATACTAAATATTAATTGAATGTAACGGAGGTGCATTAACATAGTCAATTTGAAAAAAGTATTTAGCATTGCCAATAATAAATTTCTAATAAGAGAAATACCATTAATTAAATCTGATGTATCCGAAAGAAGTACTTGTTCATCATTGAAAAGTTTTATTGAGTATGAACTGAAAAAGGTTCCAGAATATAGTACATATCATGTTGATACTGAATATAACCGAAATGCAGGACATGTCAAGACTGTTATTAATGGTGATATGAAAGTAATTAAAATAACTTGTGATTTAATAGTACATAGTAGGGGAGAAAATGTGAAAAGAGATAACTTAATAGCTTTAGAGATGAAGAAAGCTTATAGGCCGCAAGCAGACAAGGATGCTGATCGTGAGCGTTTAATGGCATTAACCAAAAATGAAAGTACTGATGATATTTGGACATATGATGGTAAAGTTTTTCCAAAGCATGTATGCGGTTATTCTTTAGGAATATACTATGAGATTGATCTACCGAAAGAAATAATACTAATTGAGTACTATTCTGGCGGGGAAATGGTCGAAAATTTTTCAAAAAAGTTTAAGAATGTTGATAAGAAGAAACGACTACCTAAATAGACTTGACGGTTTAAGTCAAGACAAAAGTATGTGTTTGTTAAGGTATGATCTAAGTAATACTATTAACCCAAAGTATAAAGAAAAGTATCTGGAAACTCGCATGTCAAGGACGAAAAAAATCTATAGAAAATTATCTAACTACTGCTGACATGCATCATCATTATATAATTAAACAATATTATGCAGGTGATTAATAAACGTTAATTATCATTTTGGGAGGGTATATATGAGCGAAAAACTATCTGTGAGAGAAAAAAGTGAGATTGTTGTTAATGCAGGACTTAATGCAATTCCATATATTGGGGGAGTACTATCAGCTTTGTATTTTGGAGCAAAAGAAGAAAAGAGGTTTAAGAGACTAGAGAATTTCTATAATGGACTTAAAGAGAGAGTAGAAACGTTAGAAGATAATTTATTAGATATAGATAAGGTCGATAAGTTAAAACTCGCACTAATAATTGAAGAAATCAATGAATCGGTAGAGAATGATTTTGCTGAGAAGCGTATTGATTACTTTCAAAACTGTTTTATTAATTCGATTACAGTATCGAGCGAGAATGAATACGATAAACAGAGATATTTTATATCTTTGTTACTAAAGCTAACAGACTTAGACATTGAAATATTGCTAGAGTTGTATAAAGTTCCAGCAGGTCATGGATTTTCGTATGATCAAGAAAGAGTTGAAGTAGCAAATGAGTTCAATGGCTCTCTTGAAAAGTTAAAGTCATATGGATTCTTAAATTCTAAGTTAAATGGGAAGCTTAAGCCTAATATTGATTGGGGTGAGATTACTTTATTTATGATATCAAACTTTGGTAGAAACTTTGTAGACTATTGCTTGTTTTCAGACGGAGTAAATAATAAGTGAACGTAGTTTTGAGGAGGGAATATCATCAAAATATTAAAGACAATAACTAAAGAAGATATTGTTAGCTCACTTGTATATATTCTTAATATAAATCAAATAGAGTTAGAAGAGTATATTGCTCTAAAGATTGAAGAAGATATATTTGAATATTTTCATATAGATCCAAGTGATGTAAGTATTGATTTTGTTACTATAACCCATTTAACTACAAGAAATAGAAATTCAAAACTTGAAGAGCTACAGAAAGAACCACTATATAATACCTTTAATGCATTGACACAGAATACTGAGATTAGCAAGTTTTTAAAGAATAAGCAAATAGAATTTGTACAAAATGAGTCTAAACTGTTAATGAAATATAATGGTTCTGTTGTTATTTGGGATGATTGCAGATCTAATTTATATGCTTCTGTTGCTAAGAGTAAGCTAGAAGGTGGTCTTGGGATTGTCCAGGACAAATGTGTTAATGGATTTTTATTTAATGAGGATAAGTTGCACGAGCGACCAGAAGTTAGGAATCTTGGAGTACCAGAAATATTACAACAGACTTTATTAGCATTAAATCGAAAAGATATATGTAAAGAATGGATGGCTCAAAAGAGATTATTCGTGATTATTTTCAAAGCTAAAGTTGATGATTTGGTTTTTGATGATGCAAGTAGATTATCAGATAAAGCTAAAAAAATAAAATTAATTAATTCGTGCATTAACTACCTTATGCATGATAGAAAAAATAATCCCGTAATACGACTAAAAGATGATTTAAGTGTGGTGGCAGATGATATTGTTAAGGTTATAAATCCTTATATTAACAAATGCTGATAAGTTGGAGAACTTAATGAAGTAAATATTAAATGTCAATTTGCTTTAGTGTTTATATAGATGGGGGATTAACGTATGAAAAGCATTTATGAAAGAGTTCCTGATATACATTATCTTTTTAATTATAGGGCTAATGAATCTAACTACGGTGAGTTTGATACTAATATTATTTTTTGCTGTCACAAGATAAATGATATATACTGGACATACAGTATGGCTAGAGCGTGCTTAGAATATATTAATAATAATGATTATGGTGATTTTGCTCGAGATGAAAATAGTAAGCTATATGTTCAGGCTCAAATGATTCAAAATGCACTAAGCTATTACAATATACTAATAGATCTTAGTTGGCAATTCATGTGGTTTTATTATGAAGATTGTATTGGGAAGATGCCAACAAAAGAATTATATGATGGAATTGCAAAGAAATGTACATTCGATAAATTAAGATATAGACTGACACTAGCAAAAGATGTAAAGCTTCGTGATTATTATCTAAATGATTTTTTCGCTAACAAATTAGTAATAGAATTAAGAGAACAGTATAACTATATGAAGCACAGAGGGACCTTCTATTTTTCAGGGCTCGGTATGAATGGTTCAACTATGATGGGAAATATGAATAATTATGAAATACCATTAATATCAAGAAGAGAATTGAAAATTGATTCTACGTATGAAGTACTTGTGGAATTTGATGTTTTATACTTTGATTATATTTCTAATATCATTAAAATATATATGCCTGATGATTTTTTGACTTATAATAATTTGATTGAATCTTATGTGAATTATTGGTCTAAGTATAAGGAACAACTTGTTAAATGGAATGAGAAGAACAAAAGAAAGTATTAACAAAAGTATTATTTAGACTTAAGCAAGATAGTAAAAAATCTATAGTACAAGGAGATTATTATGAAAGATTTAAAAAAAGAGTTGTATTCGTTAATGGAAGAATTAGATATTTTTCATGAAGAACCATGTTCTATGGAAGAAAACAAAACTTTTAATGAGTTAAGAAATAAAAAGGGTAATTTACCTGAAGGTGTTTATAAATATGACAATTCTCTTAGCTACTATCGTTTAGTAAAAACAGATTTATCTAGTGAAGAACTAAATAATCTAATGATGTACAGACAGACTTCATATTTAAAAACCATTAAAAATAGTATTGTGTTTTTTGTGTTTTTGACTATTACCTCTATATTAGGATGGTTGTTTATTGCATTTAATTCATGAGTTTAAGTACAAAAGCATTGGTTAGCGATTAAAAGATAAAACTCATAAGATATTTAGAAGCTTCTTAGATGTCATAAATAATTGATTGTTTAATTAATAATCTTTCGAAATACTCATTAAAAATGAATTTGATTGGGTTAAAACAACAATGTATCAGGATGATATTGTTTATGAATAAAGAATCTGATATTATTATAATGTAAAACACATAAGATATACCTAGAAAAAAGGAGAAATTATGAGAGGTCGATCAGTTAAAGAATTTATAGAATATATAACAATACCATCAAAGGCACATGTTAAACATGCAGACTATCAGAAATGCCCAGGAACTGCATTCTTAAAGTATACAGTTGAAGCCAAGACATCAATAGATATGTGTATAAGGATGTTTAAGAAAAATAATGATGGTACATATGCAAAAGATAGTTTAGATAGCTTACAACATTTATCAACAGCAATATTACCAACAATAATGAGTCACTTTGAAACATATCAAAAATATTTGTTTGCAGGCATTTTTGATATGAGTGTATATTTAAAAGAATTTGATATAGAAACGTTCTTTAAGAGTTTAGAAAAAATTAGCAAAGTAATTATTGACCCTATAAGGTTAGCAGCACATAGAGGATATAGCGGAACATCTATTGGTACATTATTAGCTGACAGTTTATCTGGATGGCATGATCCTGAAAAGGTGAGTAAATATTTTAGTGCTTTTTCTTTAGAATACAAATTGTTTTGTAATGATAGTGTTAAAAAATTAAAAGTACTTTGGCAATTACGCCATTCGATTGCTCATACCGGAGGGACATTGACTCTACCAGATTCTCAAAAAGTAGAAGAACTTAGCAAATTTGGAGATCAACAAATTGCATTTGAGCAAAATTTTATTTTTGAGGTATCTAGAAAATTACATCCTTTGGTTAAAAAAGCGACATTGGGAATTGGTGAAGCATTTATAAATAGTACTAGAGATAATATTTTAACTGATGAAATGAATAGAATTACTAAATTCTTTGAGGTGAAATCATCTGTTAACGTATGGTTGAGATAAGTATTGTTAACTAG